TATGTTTGAAATGACGTTATCGCTTTTTAAACGCACAAAGTAATTGCTGTCATACTGCGTTCCTTTGCCAGCCAGTACATTCGTGAGGGAAATACAGGATATTGTCCCGTTCGCCTGCGAGGTCGCAAAGTCCCAGACATATTTGAAACCGCCATCCACAGTTTTGCTTTCTGTAAGGTTTCTGCTGCCGCGCCGGATGTCCTCCGTATTGTTCGCGTCATTGGACGCGTATCCTATGAGCGGATTGTCGAGCGGTGCATAGATATTTGCAGGATCTTCTTCAACCGGATTCTGATATAGCAGGAGTCCGCCCGTCAGCCTGCTGTAGATTGGCAGCATCCAGTCCTCGCCATATTTACCGTCGAAGTAGGGATTGTTGAACATGGCTCCCTGAATATTGGTATTTAAGATGTCCGCGATTGCCTCTGTTACAAGGTTCTCATCCCGGTATATTTCTTTTTTGCCCGTATGGACGTCTGTCATTTCTATTGTGCTTTTTCCCTTGAGCATGTTTATTCCTCCCTGTTCAGATAGTCGGTTGTGATCGACCTTTACAACGCCCGCTTCTCCGCTGATCACAAAGCGGTACATAAGCAGCCCGGTGATGGCCTTTTCCGACCACGCATCGGTTGAGATGGCTTCAAGCGCGGCTTTGGACATGCCGGATTTCTCCTCAGAAAGCTGCGCCCATTCCGTTCCGGTATATGTCCACCAAGCTTTCCCAGCATCAAATGATACGGTAAGGAGCGTGGCGTCATCGCAGTCGGCAGTTACCTTTTCAATGCCAAGAATAGAAGCATCGGACATATCGATGTTTTCCGAGTAGACGACCTGCGGCTTTGGTATTCCGGTGTAACTTGCCCGAAAGGGCGGGAACCGGTTATTGGAATCATGCCAGTAAAGGATGGTCGGGTCTTTCAGGGAAAGAAGCAAAGCACCATCCGGGATTTCCTGTACGCCATTTGCCTCGAATACCTCTGCGGTCAGATCGGTATCCGTCAGTTTGGAAAGCGTTCCATTTGAAACCGTGTATAAGGCTTTTGTGGCATCCGTGATGAGGTACCTGCGGTTATATGGGTCAAGCAGCATTGGAAGGTCGTTTGACTGAACGAAGGCTATCCCGGTTGCGTCCTGATGCAAAAATGAGAGATTCGACCCGGCTGCTGGCGTAAAGGAGATTGAACCTGATGTGGTAACCAGAGCGGATTCGCCAAGGTAAGCAGTATTCGTCGGCAGCGTTTCAAAATGCAGGACAATGTCCCCGGTATCAAGAAGCAGCAGATCCCAGACAAGCCTTACATCCTCTGTGGTCACGCTGTAGTTGGCATAGCCCTCCCAGCGGATGCGCAGAAATTTATAGTGGTTATAGATCGTTCCTTCCTCACGTCGGATTGTCCATACCTTTGCATCACGCCTGCAGACTTTGACCTGTTCGGTATTGCTGCCAATGCCCATCCACGAGTTGCCATTTACATAGATGTTTTCTGCAGCAACAGAATTGTAGATAAACCAGCTGACACCAGTCAGGGTATCGGTGCCATCATCGTTGCCAGAGTTGTCGCGGATGATGGCCATATTTTCTGTTGTGGCCAGAAGCTCTTTAATAGAAAAGTAATCAGCCATTTTGTACCTCCAATTCTGATACCGATTCAAATGCCGTAAAGTCAAGCGGATAGGCTGCAAGACTGCCGCGGTCTATTTCGCGGCTTTCACCTGTTATCGTTTCTTTGTAGCTGGTCTTTAGGATGACCTTGCCGTCTGTAAGCATGGTGTATGCCGTACCGGTTAGCTTCTTCGCAGGCTGCATATTGCCGTCAATAAACGGATCTGTCTTAAACGGCTCAATCGTGATGCCCGTCAGCGTATCAAAGTCGGCGGTAGAAATTGTAAGCGAGTCCATGCGGCCACGGTTAAGAGCACGTTCAGTTCCTCCGGAGATGGTGTATGCCTGCCGGAGCGTGAACTGCGTATCGTCGGTCACATAAACTTTGCTGTAGCGCATCTTTTGCTTATCACTGACATCAATTACGTCATGAACAATCGGTGCAAAGATTCTCAGCTGATCAGCAATCTCAAGTAGCGGCATACCGGTAAAAGCAAACTTTGAAATACTCTCTGTGATGCCTGCAGGCTCCGGTGTCAAAAGGGCCATTTCAAGAACTGCAGCAAGAGGAAGCGTCTGCATCCCGGCAAAAACAATCGGGAGGTATTCATCGCTTACTTCAATGCGCCCGTTCCATCTGTCCTGCGCGCCTAAGCCCTGGCCGGTAATGGAAGCAATAATGCCCTGTGCCTGTATGACCGCAGATCCGGGTGCAACCGAAATCCAGACTTCAAAGGTATGCAGCGTTTTTTCCTGCATGTCGAGAAGCGGGTAAAACAGGTTCAGGATGTGGTCGCCGCTGTGCCAGGTTTCCATCGGATGGAATTCTTCTACCTCATGCCCATCCACCACATAGGTAACCGTAACAACCGATTGACCATCTTCCTCCCAGGAAACAGGGACGGTGACCGTGGTAGCCAGTTCCCTGTTTTCGGTTTTGGTATTACCGTCTGCATCCTTTGTATCCTCGGGTAGGATGGTCGTGCCTGTTCCGGTCGCCGTGACCGCGCGTTTCAAAGAAGCTGCAGTAACTTGCAGGAGAACGGCTGCTTTGAATTCACAGTCGGTTTCTTCCTGCGTGGCGAATTCAATGTTTACAATCTCGACCTTGTCTGCGCCGAGCGTATACGCCATCGCATTCACATAGGAATAGGTCGCCATCTTTGTGGCCTCAACAGAATTGGTCAGCCCGGAGATATCCTTATCGTTCTTACTCTTGGCTTCTGAAAGGCGTGGATTTTTGCCGACACATTTGAGGGAGCACTTTCCGTTGACCTTGACTGTAATGGATGTGATTGCTGCAATCTTTGTGGCATCTGCCTGGCCTCCGGTAAAGGTGAGTACATCACCTGGGTCGAGTGCCGGATCTCCGATGGTTTCAGAATCGAAAGGCACATAATTGATTACGGAAATGGCATTCAGGATATTTTTAAGGATGCGGGTTCTGGTTTCATCAAGGCCAAATTGGAGCAAGGGATTAACCGCAAGGTTCATCGTCAGCCCGTCATCCGGGTCAAGCGCATAGTATTCTGCCGTATTCGTGCGCCGGTTTGTTGAACTGATGGCCGTATATCTGGTGACGAAATCAGAAAAGCTGGAAGAATACCGGTGTGTGCTGTTTACGCTACAGACCGGGCTTTCACCGTATTTTACAAGCTGCAGCTTTCCATCCCGGTTAATGAAGGCAAAGCAGCCAAGCGCCTGAGAAAGATAATGAAGGAAATCCCGCCAGGTTTCGATATCATTGTCCGGATAGACGCCGAGAAGTTCAGTGCCATTTGGCAGAGCTTCAATTTCTGCTTGCGTCTGTGCAAGGCTGACCTTGCAGTCGTTACACATGATGTTTAGAAAATCATATGGATAACCGCTGGACTGTTCTTTTTTATAGGCTTTTTCAAAGCGCAGCATTCCATCATAGGCCTTGAGTTCCAGCGTCCGTATTTTCCGGTTTGCCTCCGCCACATAAAAGATTCCCATCGGGATATCCTCGACATTCCCATCCGGAAGTGCCATGTGGAAATCCAATGCAATCTGTGCGTCCTCTAATGAGTAACGGTCAACGTCTGAGAAAAGGGATATGCCAAGTTCCGCAGAATAGACGGAGCCGAGCTCTATTTCAGATGTCCCGGAGCACTGTCTTGTAATATAGCCGGAGCCCTTGACAATGTCCTTATTGACAAACGGATAGTTTTTCCCGGTTGCTGTGGTGATGTTCCCAGACCATGTAAAGGAGCGGGCATTTTCTTGTACTGCTGTCTTGTATAGATCAGATACGGGATACATAGCGCCGCTCCTTTCTCATCAATATTCCTTCAGTTCAAAGCTGACTTTCCATAGTCCTTTTCTGCTGGTGTCGTGTGCAAGGGAAGCTTTGAAACCGTCGATGTACATTTCTCTGGTCTCCCTGACCATTGTTTCTGTATTAAAAAAGTTGACTGCGAGCTTTGGCTTCCCACGCATCGCGGACAGCTTTTTAAGCCACGCCGGTGATACCTGAAAGGAGACGGATATCTGGGCAACACCGGATCGCACGATGTCGCGCTGAGTCGTACCGGCTTCCGTTTCCCCGGAACTGTCTGCCTCCACATCGGAAAGCGCCAGATCATAGGAAACAGGAAGCGGCATGTCTGTGCCATCGATATTTAAATATTGTGTAAATGCCATCATCTGCCTCCTGACCGGAGCGCCATCCGCTGCTGGGCGGTAATAATAGTTTCATCCAGCAGGGTTCCTCCAAGGTAAACTGGAATGGTAATGTCACCTCCGCCGCCCACATTTTCAAGAGCTGCAGAGAGCGCGTTTACCATCGTGCCGGTCTGGCTTGCTACGGCATTCTGAATCATGGCCTGCAGGGACGAAACGCCGACGACGGCTTCCGCACCGGCCTCACCTCCGGCAAGCAGGCTGTTTCCGCTCATCCCGAAGATGGTCGGTGAATCCAGAATCATGCCGTTTCCCATTGCCTTCTTATACCAGTCCACAGAGAAATGCGGGATGGACGGCGGGTCGAGCGAGAAGCTGCCGGAAATAGAAAAGTGCGGCAGCTTGATCTTCGGCAGTTCCCAGTTGAAATTGAAGATGCCCTTGAGCTTATCTACAATCCCGGATACAAAGCTCCAGATGCCGTTGAACACGCTGCTGAACACATCCTTAATGCCGTTCAGAATTCCGGAGATCGTGTTGTGGATTGCGTTGAAGGCTGTGGAGATGCCGGTCTGCATGGCATTCACCACGCCCATGACCACGCTCTTGATGCCGTTCCAAACAGTGGTGAAAACCGTATGGATTGCATTGAAAACCGTACTGGTAACCGTTTGGATGGTATTCCATGCCGTTGTAATAAAGGTCTGAATTGCGCTGACCACTATGGTTACTACCGTTTTTATGGCGTTCCAGATGGTAGTGACAACGACACTGATCGCCGTCAGAACGGTTGTAATGATCGTCTTGTAAATTTCAAAGTAGGTCGTCACGACGAGCTGAATCGCGGTAAAGATGGTTTCAAAGAAAGTCTTGATCCCGCTCCAGATCGTAGAGATTACCATCTGGATTGCCGTCATGACAGTTTCAACCGTAGTCTTGATGGTATTCCATGCATTCGTCAGGAACGTGCCGATGGCTGTGACGACGGTTGTAAATACCGTCTGGATTTCCTGCCAGATGGTGACGAAGAAATCTTTGATTGCCGTGAACACAGTAATGACGGTCTGTTTGATACCTTCCCATAGGTCAATCCAGAACTGCCGGAAGCCGTCGCAGTTATTCCAAAGATAAATGAATGCCGCGACCAGCGCAGCGATTGCCGCAATAATCAGGATGATCGGGTTTGCCAGCATGACTGCGTTCAAGGCCCCGAACACCGGAGTAAGGGTTCCGATGACGGAGGTGATGGTACCGACTGCCGAGATGACCTTGCCGATGACCACCAGAAGTGGCCCGATTGCAGCTGCAATCAGCGCGACCTTGATGATGACCTGCTGTACCGGTTCAGGGATGCCGCTCCAGATCTGCGAGAATGATTTCAGGGCATTGGAGATGTCCTTCAGCACCGGCGCAAGGGCGGAAGCAAGGCTGTTTCCGATGTCGGCACCGGTTTCCTTCAGGGAGTTCATGGTCATCTTGAACTGGTCAATCGGGTCGAGCGTTTCATTGAAGGTGTTCTCGACGCTCCCGGAGAAGTTGCCGAGGGAGCCGGACAGATTGTCAAGGTTCAGTTTTCCCGTTGCGCAGGCATTGTAGATTGCTGCGCCTGCCTTACTTCCGAAAAGGTCATAGGCTGCCTGCAGCTTTTCCGTTTCAGAGCCGTTGCCCTTCATGGTGGTGGAGAAACCGGCAATCGCCTGATCCAGCGTCTTGCCGTCTTTCGTCGCGTTCTTCATTGCAGTCTTTAGGCCCATCATGGCTGCCGAGGTATCAAGACCGGACATCTCGACCATGCCCATGAAGCCTGCGGCCTGCTGTGAATTCAGCCCCAGCTCTTTAAGCTGCACCGCGTTTGTCTGCAGGGCGGAAGCCAGCGTATCCATGTCGATGCCGGTTGCCTGTCCGGTCGCGTTCATGGCATCCAGCAGATCGCCTGCGTCCGAGGCATCCTGTCCGAAGGCATTCAGTACGCCGGAGACATTATCCACGGAGGTGGAAACATCCGTATTGTTCAGGTCAGCAAACTTGATGAATTTCCCGGAGAGATCGTCCAGCGCCTGTCCGGTCAAGCCAAAACGTGTGTTGACTTCACCGACAGCGGCACCGGCGGTCTCAAAGTCGGTCGGGATTTCCGTTGCAAGGTCTTTGACGGTCTGGTTCATGTCTTCCAAGGTCTGACCGGTCGCGCCGGTTTTCTGCTCGACGATATCAAGACCGGAATCCACCTCGCTGAAAGCAGCCAGAGAGGCCGCGCCGACCGCCACAATCGGAGCCGTCACGTGTGTGGTCAGTCCTTCACCGACCTCGGAGATTTTGCCGCCAACCTCCTGCATCTTGCTGCCAGCCTGTTTCAGGGTGGCGGATACGCTGGTGTCGGTTTTCTTGCATTGCTGCTCCAGACCTTTAAGTTCCTGCTCGGTGGCGATGATCTCACGCTGCCATGCATCATACTGTTCCTGCGTGACGGAGCCGTTTTTCAGGCCCGCGTCCATCTGATCCTGCACGGATTTTAACTGCGTGAGTTTCTCTTTTGTCTCGCCGACTGCCTGTGACAGGAGTTTCTGTTTTTGCGAGAGCAGCTCGGAATTGGTAGGGTCAAGCTTTAACAGGCGGTTGACGTCCGTAAGCTGCGACTGTGTGTTTCGGATCTCTTTGTTGACGCCGGAGAGGGCTTTGGAAAGGCCGGTCGTATCGCCGCCGATTTCCACTGTGATTCCTTTGATTCTGTCAGCCATGCGATGACCTCCTTCCCTTGGTTAAAATTGATCCATCTGTTCCTGCGTTGCTTTTGCGGGCCAGTCGTAGCTGTCATTACTCATTTCCGAGTACATGTCATTGACTGTACCGATGGTGAGCAGGTCGAGCTCGGAAATAGAAAGCCCGATTTGCACACAGCGGAGCAGGAACAGTGGCGTCGTCATTTCGCGTTCAGTTTCATAAGGTTTTTTTTAGACTCGACCTCCGTCTCCACATTCAGCCCCCACAGCGAAATGATCTGCGGCAGGATTTCATAAATGGAG